TCCAAAGTCCCTTGGTGCCGCCCAAGACGAATGCCATCTGCGTAAGGTTGTTGCTGATGGCGCGAATCTTCTGCTCGACACCGCCGGTCGACGACATGAAATCGTCGATAGCGTAAGCGGCTTGATTCAGCGCAAGAGAAGCCTTGTCGGCACCGTTGCGGCTGATGTCACCGGCCTGCTTCACGCCACCGACGAACGCCTTTGCCTGGGCCTTCGTCATCTTTCCTTCGGCAACGGCGGCGTCGGCGATCTTCTGGATGTATTTGTCAAGCTCTTCGTTCGTCGCGGCCATTCCGATCTGACCAGACGCGGCTGCGTCAGCAAGGGCGTCGCGGAACTTGTCCACGCCTTGAGCCGCCTTGCCGCCGGCAGACACGCCAATGGCAGCCAGCTTCGCCTGGAGAGCCTGAAGCTGCGACTGATACTTCTTGACGGACGTGTCGTCGAGAAACTGCCCGAAAGTCCCCTTGAATTGCTGGGCATTCGTCAGGTTTTTGACGTTGTCGCTCAGTCGCTTTGCCGCGTGCGCGGCGGCATCAAGCTCCGAGTGAGGTGAAGCGTCGTTCAACGCCATGAACATGGCGCGAACCTTCGCGATCTCGGGGATGAGTGTCGCCTGGATAGGAATCGGCAGTTTCTCGATCTCGCTGTGAGTAGCCGAAATCTTCCCCTTCAGGACGTCCATCTGGCGACCGGCCGTGCCGATCATCGGACCAAACAGATCGTCGGCCGTCTTGCGGCTGTTGACAGCCTCAGTCGCGTCGGCAAGGCTGGTAGCCTTCTGCGCGGCTCCCGAAATGACGCTGCCGGCCGGTGCGCTTCCGGTTGCCGCCGAGACCGCAACCTCGGACTCGATGTCTTTTCGGATTGCGGCAGCCGCCGCAGCGGCCTTTGCTTTCTCGGTCGGGTCTTTGATCTTCTCGATCGCCGCATTCATGCGGTCGATTGCCTCGCGGGCTCGATCTATCGGAGCGGCCGGTGTGCCGATGGAGTCGCCGATCTTGGAGAGCGAGTCGCGAAGGTCGTCGGAGCTTTTCTTGGCGGCCTTCTGCTTCGCGTCGAGGTCTTCCACGGTTGCAAGCGCGGACTCCATCGACATCACGGCCGTCTGCGTGCCCGCTACTTTGGAATCATCGCCGCTGGAAAGGGTCTGCTGGACCTTGTCCGCACTGATCGAGAACCCGCCGGCCGCCAACGTCGCGCGTTGTGCTGCCGACAGCTTTTCAAACCGGGAGATGAGCCCGTCATATGTCGATCGCAACTGCGCGATGTTCTGAGACTGCCCAGACAACGACTGGGCGTAGCCCTGCTGGAGACCAAGAAGGTCGTCGGCGCTCTTCTTGGCTGCCTTCTGCTTCGCGTCGAGGTCTTCGGCGGCATCAACCGCCGACTCAATGGCCTTGACCTCGGCCAGAACCCCAGAGACGTCGGCGTCGGTCCCTGACGAGATCGCGTACTCGACCATCCCCGCGTTGGCGTCCACTACGGCCTTGACGGACGCCCGCTGGGCTGCGGAGAGCTTTTCAACGCGGGACAGAACGCTGGCATACTGGGACGCAAGCTGGGACACCGACTGAGCCTCGCCCGTCATCACCTGGAGCCGAGACTGCTCCAAACGAAGAAGCGATTGGGCTTCAGACTTTGCCTGGGCGTCAAACTTCGCTTTGTCGGCAGCGGCCCGCTTTTCGGCTTCCTCTTTCTGCTTGAACGCAAGGACGCCAAGTTTTTCAAACATCGGGGAAGTGCCACTCGCCGCCTTTCCGGCAGCCCCCAGCCCTGCCCACTGTGCGGCTCTCTTCTCCCGCTCTGCCGCTTCCCTCGCTTCTCGCTCGTCAGCGGATCGCTTGACGTTCGCCCCGAGGGATTCAAACATTGGGGCGGTGCTTCTCGCCCGCTCTCCCGCCGGCCCGAGCGTCGCCCACTTCGCGTCGGCCTCGGCTCGCTTCGCGGCAGCGGCGGCGGCCGACGCGCCCGCAGCGGCCTCGGCGGCATCCATCGCCGCATACGACTGGATGACCTTTTCGATCGAGTCGTTGATGTCCGTTAGAGCCTTCTGGGTCGCTTCAAGGCCGTAAGCGGCGGCCTCGCTTGGCGACGCCGCCATCGCCGTGGTGAGCTTCACTGCGTTGGCCGCGGCAGCTTTCTGCAAGTCGATGAGCTTGACGAGTTCGCTGGTCACTCGCCCGGCTGGCAGGGCGTCGACCTTACCGTACAACTGCCCGCCTCGCTTGAACTCGTCGCTCAGGCCCGGCCTCTGGAACCGGAAGCTCCCGCCGCCGCCCATCGACGACGCGCCCTGCGTCGCCTCGGCCGCCAGCTTCGCGGCGGCGGCAAAGCTCCTGACCTTCTCCTCGGCCTTGCCAAACTCCTTCGCGGCGACGCTCCCGACCGTCTCCATCTTCGTCTGAAGCATCTGGACATCGCCCTGCGCCTGCTCCATGGCGTAGTGCAGGGTCGACTTGATCGCGTGCGACATTGCGTCGACTTCGGCCACGGTCTTCGCCAGCGGCGCCGAAAGCTGCGATGCAATTTCGTGCATCTGACGCATCTGGTCAGAAGCCTCTTTGAGGCCCTTGCCATCAAAGCCCTTGAGGCCGGTGAAATCAAGCGCCGAGGCGGCCTTTAGCGCCCGCTCCAGCTTCTGCACCTGCGTATAGATGCTGCCGAAGGACTTCCCGGCATCCCGCGATGCGTTCGCCAGGGAAGCCTTCGTGGACGAAGCGAATCCTTCGACGTCGCCCTTGCAGCGGTTCAGCTTGGCAGCAAAATCCCCGGTGTTGACCGAGACGACGGCGGAGATTTTACCGAGGTAGCCCATCACACGTTCTCGTTGATGTCGTCGCCGGGCTTCCTATTGAGCTTCATCAGTTCAGCGATGATCTGATCCTGAGTCTGCTCCAACTTCCGTGCCGCTGGAATGAACGTCGCCTCGTCGGGGATGTCGCCTCGCTTGTAGTTCCCCGAGGAACACATCACGATCCGACACAACCGCGCCGTCTGCTGCCAGTGGTCGGGCAACGGCCATCGCTGGTCGAATGCCCACCACTCCATAAGCTCCTGCGAGTCGGTCTCCGCAAGTAGCTGTTTGACCGTCTTGCCGAGAGACAGAGCTAGGCGGAAGTAGAAGCGTCGCTCTGGCCGCTCGGCGAATCTTTTCCCAACTCCTCGACCTTCTCCGGCGTGAAGTAGTTGATCGCCCAGGCCGCGTCGAACACGCGGTTGAGGACGAGGCTCGACTTCTCGCCGAGGGCGGCGACCTGCTCGGGCTTGAACAGCAGCGATCCACGCTCGTCGCAGAGCGTCATCACCAGGAATCGCGACCGGAAGGGCTTGTCCTTCTCCTTCGACAGCGACTCCTCAAAGGCGTCGCGATCGGTCCCGCGGAGCGTCTTGACGTACACCGTGCCGCCCCACTCGGGCACCTCGATCGCCTCGATCTTGGCGTCGTCGGCGGAAATGATCTGACTGGCAGAGAGACCGGCCATGAGAAAACCTCGTTCAGGGACCGTAGTAATCTGTCATCACGAAGTTCAGGGAACCTCGCACGACATCGCCAGACCTGACTTCCGTGCTGGCTGATTCAAGAATGGCGTTCCGGGTGACGCTGTACCCCGGCGAGCCGAAGACAAGCGGCCCCCGAACGCCGATCACCGCCTGGGGGTCGAGGCCCCCGGCGATGTGGACATAGTCGACGGTCACGCTGCCAGGGCTTATGGCTCCCGTAGGCATCATGACCGTCGTATTCGCGGGATCGTTGATCCCGGTCATGTCGACAATTTCCGCCTTCGGCGTATTGATCGACAGCCCGGTAATGATCGCCACCGCCCCGTTGAATGTGAACGTGGCGCCTTGCGCTGTAACGCCGGCCATGCTTCACACTCCCGTCGTCAGGCAACCTTGAACACGACGCTGCCCTTGATGAGATCGCCGACGGAGCCGCCGGTACTCGCCGAGGTGATGGTCGAGTTGCCCGAGAACACCATCGGCCCGGTGATCGAAAGCACCCCAGACGTGCCGGCCGTGAGGACGGTCGTCGAGATGACGTCGACAGACACCTCGCGGTTGGTTGCGAACCCACCGACGAACTCCTTGCGGCCGTTCGGGGCGATTCCGAGATGACTGCCATCGATCAAGTCCTGTTGGTCGCTGACCTGAACGCTCGTCACCGTCAGGACGGTGCCGCCGAAAGAACACGTCAGACCCTGTGCGGAAATGCCTGCCATCGAAGAAGCCTCCTTGCTGGTTCAGACTGCGGCGTCTTGCCACCGGACTCGGTACATCTGCCGTATTTCGTAGGCTGCCGGAAGCTGCGACCCTTGAACCGTTGGTTCAAGGAAGTCGTCCACCTCCGAAATCAGCCTCATATCTTGTATTGTAGCGTTTGCGAGGGTGCCGATGTATCCATCGAGGAGCAGACGAACCTCGTCGCCAAGCTCTCGCGCGGAGTCATAGTCGCGCGCCCAGCAACCGAACTGAAGGCTCACTTCCGGCACATAGATCGGGCCGCTGAGTGACGTCTCGCGGCCGATGCTCGCCCGCTTGTAGACAATGAGCGGGAACGTGGCGTCCTTCGGGACGGCGATCGAATAGACGCCGAATCCGACGAGCCGCGCGACCCGCGGGGACGCCGTCAGGCGAAGGTGAATGTGACGTTCCGGCGAGATGATCAATTGAGCCTCGCGTTGATGGCGTTGATCAGGCCGATCTCCAAGGACATCAAGACTTCCCCGCTACAGGCCGTGATGACGTCCGACATGATGTGTAGGGCGGGCATTGGAGCGATGGTCTCGCCGGGCCGGAGAGTGATCGGATGCTGCTTACCGTTGCCGTTTACGGCAAAATCGCGAGAGTACCCAGGCGTCCCGCCGGCACCTGCGCGCTCACGCAAGCTGCCCATGAGGAAGTAGTAACCGCGACCGGCGTTCTTGAACTGGTCGTCGTTCATCGACTTGCCGGGGTGCAGCTTCATTCGCCCGTTGATCGACTGGTGGACGTTGACGTAGGTCCGTCGGCCCTGCGTTCCAGGGCGTCGCGGGCCGCTGCCGAACTCCACCAACCATGCGTGATTGCCCGATTCCGCACCCTGCCGAGAGGCGCTTCGGCCGGTCTGCCGAGGGCCGATGATGTCGACTGCGGCCTTGCCGCCGCGCCCGTTGTTATAGGACCGGCGGAAGACCGTAACCGACTTGGCGAGGTTGCCGGTGGCCTCATGGCGCTCGGCCATGGCCTTGTACTCTTCCATGACGATCCGCGAAGCCTTGCGGACGATCTTCCGCAGCGTCTCGTTGGCCTCGACAGCGGTGACGAGTGAGTTCAGCCGGTCAACAAGCTCGCGGACGCCCGACGTGCGGATGGTTACGAACTGGCCGACCTGCTCCAAGCCCGTCGAGCCGCCGATGTCGCGGGGCGTCGGGTTGTTCTGAGTGATCGACGGGAGGCCGACAGCCATCACGTCACCTCCTTCGCCAGAATCTCATGGATCGCCCGAACTTCACGCTCGACGATGCTCGAAATCTCCATCACGCGGCCCCGCCACACCATCCGCCATGTGTGTTCGATGCCGGGGTAGAACCGGATGCGGACCTTGTGACTCACGATGGCGTTGGCCTGCATGGCCTGGAGGATTTCGCGGGACGAAAGCCCCAAGACGCTGGCCCACACCTCCGAGACGTCCTCCCACTCCAGATTCGCAGACCCCATGCCCGTCCGGTTCGTCGCCGGCTTCTGGAGAAGCACCCGCTCTCGCATCATGCCGGCATGAATCATCAGCCCACCCACAACGCCGTGTAGGAGCCCTGGCCGCTCACCGAGGCCACCGTGACCGTCGCCGTGACCGGCAGGACCGCCACGCGGCCCGCGGAGACGTCGATCGCCCCAGCGAGCCGCAGGGGCTGCGCCCCCTCGTTCTTGACGACCAAAGTCGACAGTACCGTCGGGCCGGAGATCGAGATCGCCGACGTGCCCACGGTCGCTGATCCGATGTACTGAATGACGTTCGGCTCAATGAGGAAGTGGTCGGAGACGCTGTTGACGACAAACGTCGCCGTGCCGGCGTCATGGCAGACGAGATCGACGTCGAGTTTGGAGCGAAGTGTCATCGGAATACCTAGTTTGCTACCTAATTCCAGCCCGCTACTACCTAAATACCCCCAGATCAGCCACGGCCAGCAGCGTGTCGAACGTCTTCGGGATCGTGCCGTAGGTGCCCGGCGCCACGATCTGCCGCGTGTCGTACCAATGTGCCACCAGCATCATGATCAAGTGCTTGTAGACAGGCGGCACGCTCGACCCGTCGTCGCCGAAGCCGGCGGTGTAGTTGATGACGACGCTGTTCTCGTCGCCGCGGACGCCGGGCCATGTGTCCGACCAGTTGGGATAGATGCGGCCGGGGACTGTGCGGGTGTCGACCCTGAAGTCTCCGGCCGCGCTGCTCTTGGTGGACGTCAAGCCGTCCCCAAGGCGATAGGTCACAGTGATGTTGGCCGCCTGGAGCATCGGTCTAGGCAGGACGATCGCCCAGACCGGGAAGAGGTCGTAGGACGTCTCCCAGACGGTCGTAAGGAGGGTGATATCGAGGATGTCCTCGACGTACTGCCGCGCGACGGCGATCAACGCCTGGATGTAGGCGTCGTCGGCCTCGGTGTCGACGCGGGCCTGCACCTTCGCCTCGGCGAGCGACACCGGCTCGACCGCCGGCTGCGAGATGCGGACGAGGCTTCGGAATGGCGTGATCGTCGGGGTTGGCCGCTGCGGCGTCCCGAAGACGATGTAGTCCATGAGCTACTTCCTCTTGCCGGCCACAACCGGCTTCGGCTCGGGCGCCGGTGCCGGCTCGTCCTTGACTTCCTCGATCATCCGCCGCCCGATCAACGACTCGCACATGCCCGCAGGCCAGTCGGGGAACACCTGACCGGCCTCGTAGCCGTCGAATCCGAT